TTAAAAATTAGCATAATTTGATAACTTATCAATTGCTTTTCTTTCAGAAGACTTGGTTACATGAGTGTAAATATCCATCGTGGTATTAACGTTAGTGTGGCCAAGTCTTTTCTGCACATCTTTAATTGTAGCTCCCGATTCGAATAACAAAGAAGCATGAGTATGTCTAAATGAGTGAGGGGATAGAGAAGTTTTCATTTCCGATAACAAAAGAAAATTAATGTGTTCTGGATAATGTAAAGTGTTATTCTTTCTATGAAAAATAAGCTGTTTATCATTACTTTTAGTTTTAAAACCATATTTTAACAATTCTTGCTTTTGATGTTTTTTCCAGATGATTAACTCAGATACAGTGGTATCATCAAGGCCTATGGTTCTATTAGAAGCTTTTGTCTTAGGTGTCGATATAATGTATTCTTTGCCTATTCTTGTAAGTGTTTTATTTACGGTTAATTGTTTGTATGAAATGTTAATATCTTCCCATGTTAAGGCGTATAATTCTCCTTTTCTGATTCCTGTAAATGCTAAGACACGGAATATTAAATAGTCTTGAAAGTTTAGTGTTTCTTTCGCTTCCGCCAGAAAATCTTTTAGTTCGGATAGTTCTAAAAACTGTTTCTTTTTTGTTTCATTTGTTTTATCTTTTTTTGGCATCACAACATATTGCATGGGGTTAATATCTATAATATCCTGAGCAACAGCATAGTGTAACATTTTTTGGGTTATTGATTTTAGCAGATGAAATGCTGAATATTCTTTACTCCATTTATTGACCGCTTTTTGACACATTAGTTTTGTTAATTTATTAATTTTAATGTTGCCAAACTCTGGCAAGATGTGAAGCCTAAACATACGCTCTGTATGGCCTGCTGTGATAGGTTTAACTGTATTTACATATTGGGCATACCAAAGCTCGTATACGTCTTTAAACGTGCTGTAATTCTGTTTTACGAAACCTTTGGAATCCACTTCAAGTTCTAGCCTAGATAATGCCAACTTTGCTTCTTTCTGTGTTCTAAAACCACGACGTGTGGTGCGTCTGCTTTTACCCGTTACTGGATCAACACCTAAATACGCGTTGAACATATAGGCTGTTGATCCATCTTTTTTTGTATATTTTTTTATTGAAGCCATATCTAGCAACTCCTTTATTCAAATTTCATTGTGGAAATATTATCTAAAAATATTTCTAATCTTACTCTCCAATATCTTTTAGTTGTAAAAATAATTTGGCATAGTCGGATTTTAGCTCTTGATACTCTTCTTCAGTGAATCTATAACTTGGACCAGTACGAAGGTTTAAGTGTATATAGTCAATGTTCAATTCTTCGCATAATCGTTTTTCTACTTCATATTTATTCATATTGATCCTCCTTGGGGAATGTATGTTCTTGTGTGGCTGAAAAGAAAAGCCCGAAGGCTAATCTTTATACTGTTGCTTTGAATTTTGCAGCTTTTTCAAATGATATAATAGGGCTAAATTGAATTTCTATTTCTCCAGGTTGATTTAACCCGAAGTGGGCAATACAGTCCATTTCTTTTCCAGAAGCTACCGATCCCATCGTGTTGTCATTCGGATACGTTTCGGCTTTTTTGTTATCAGAGCCGTATACTTCAATATCCATACCCACTGGAATATCTTTATCACCGTTGTTTTTAACAATATATGAAACTTTAACAACCTGTGCAGGTTGTTTTTCAGTAAATTCATTACGTTCTTCTGTAAGTTCTACTCCTGTTAGAGTATATTCTGCATTTCCTACTTTGACTGTATCGCCGATATTATAAAATTTATTTTCTTCTTTTTCATCTTTTGATTTTGAATTTTTGCTTGTTGATGATTGATTAACTTTTTCTCCACCGTTAGAAGAAGCTTTTTTATCATTACCACCAAGCGATCCTCCAATAATTATTAAAACAATAACAGCCAATACCCAAAACCAAATTTTTTTATAAAAAGGTTTTTTTTCTTTCATAGTATAAGTTTTACCGTCTTCGCCTATCACTTTTTTTGCCATTTTTTTCTCCTCTTTCTGATATAATTTTTTTATACTCATAGCTCTCTACAAGAGAAATGCCCATGTTAGAGCACGGGACTTTTTATATAATTACACGTCCGATTACATATAAATCATCTAATTCGTCAGCGTAAAAATCAGGATATAATCGATTTCCATCTTCATCTATTTCAGTATTTAGAGACACCAGACGCAGCCTACTTCCTTCTAGGTACATTTTTTTAATAAATGCTTCGCCATTAATTTCAATTGCCCCAATCTGTCCATTATAGATATCCATAGTTTCTTTTACAAAAACAATTTCACCATCTTGAAAAGTAGGGTACATACTGTCTCCACAAACTTGGAATGCTAAATCATACTGCGAAGGAGCTGAGCCTACTTCAACACTTTCTATACAACCTTTGTCATTAAATGCACCTCCACCAGCTGATAATCTGCCTGAAAGTTCTACAGTGGTTGTATTTGTTGGCATGAAAGCAATAACTTTATTATTAGATGTATTTCTTTTTTGCTCTTCTAATTGATGCTCGGCATACCTACATACTTTCTGCTTTCTCGTAGTATCTAACTTATTATAGATAGCTTCTATCGAAGAAAAATCATTCGAAGTGTTCCAGCCCATCAATTCTTCGGGAGTTGTTTTTAGAATTTTAGCAATAGTTATCAATCTCTCTGTAGGTAGTTTTTCGATATCGCCTTTTTCATATCTAAAAATTGTTGAACGTGATACACCCAGTTCATTAGCGATTTTATCAGCGCTAATATTCAATTCTTTTCTTCTTAATTTCATGCGTTCGCCTACACTCATTTTATCACCTCCAATAATTATTATATATTGCAGGTTGCATAATTGCAACAAAAACAATTGCATAAATGCAACTTTTTTGTTGACTGATGACATTCAAGGTGGTATATTACAAATATCAAGTCGCATAAATGCGATTTTAGAGAGAGGTGTTATAAATGATTAATGTTGCTAAATTAAAAGGCCTAATTGTTGAAAGAGGAACGACCCAACAAGCTGTAGCTGATTCTATTGGCATAGACAGAAGTACTTTCTACAGAAAAATGAAAAAAGGTGGAGATTTTTCTATAGAAGAGGCAAAAGGCATTAAAGAACAGATTCCGTTATCAGATGCAGAAGCGATAGAAATTTTTTTTGGTAAAGAAGTCGCATTTACGCTACAAAGAAAAGGTTTAGGGGTGGGAACTGATGACCACGTTTGAAGAAGCGCTAAAACCATTGTTTGATCAGTGGTTAGAGGAAGCATTGCCAGAAATAGGGTGTAGGTTTAGACAGGAGATTGAATCGGAACTAGAGGCAAAAAACCAACAAACATTATTCAATCAAACAGAAATGGCGAAACGACAAGGTGTTTCTGTAGAAACATTTAGAAAATGGCGAAAAGCTGGGTTGCAAGCAGAACCTAATCCCACTGGTAAATTGTTATTTGATTTAAATAAAGTTAATAAATGGCGAAAAGATAATGCTGCTAAGAAAGAACTATAATTAAATAAGGAGGCAGAACATGAAAATAACAATCGAAGGAACACCAGAAGAGATAGCAAAAATGCTACAAGCTATTGGGAATAGCGAGAAGCAAAAAAATATTAATGTAGACCTGCAATGTGGTGTTAATAAAATATCGGAAGAATTAGCTAGGAGAATAACTACTCGTCAAGAGAAAATTGAGAAAATTTTATCAAGAGTGAAACAAAATCAGAATGGGAGATGAAAAAATGCAGAAGGAACAATCATTACAAATTAATGTGGAAGTTAAAGGAATTGAAGAAGCTACAAAAAAAGCAGAAAGATTAGTTGAATTAATAAAAGAAGCCAAAACGTTGGCAGACGAATTGGCTTCAGTGGAATTTGATGTAGACCTTAAAAATTAAGTTCTACTTTTTGTCCACAAGTACACTTAGCACCATTTGATGTTACTTTAATTGTTTTTCCGCAATTAGGACACTTTATAGGATGGCCACCCTTACTATCCATTGCTTTTTTTGCAAGTGTAGCAGGATCATTTAATTTTTTTCTTAAGTTATCCATACCATTTATCTTAATACCCATAATATTTCACCACCTTATCAGTTATTTCAGCAGACCACTTGCTGATAAGAAAATTATACCAGAAACGAAATAATGAAAATGGCAAATTTAGTAATTATGAAAGACCAACAAAAGGATTAACATCTCAAGAGATTACAAAATTGATTATGGAAATAGTTAAAGATTAAGAAAAAGAAGAAGGAGAGTGTCACATGAAAAGAATTCAATTAACAGATGGGATGCCATCAGATATTAGACGTAAAGAACAGTCAAAACAAGTGAATGAATTAGCAGATAAAATTAAAGATATTTGTTCAAAAAGCAACCTAAGTTATAAAGAAAAGAACAAAGCCCTCTATCTGGCAGATAAAGAGCTTTACATTGAAATTATTGAAACTAAATAAGGCTGGATGGGTCCTCTTGTAAATAACTTTCATACTGTTCTTTTGTTGCTCCAACAACATAAGAAGTATTGTAGTAGGCTTGGTCATTGACAATATCAATTAACTTAGGACCTACACTAATTAGTAGCCAGCCCTCTTCAAGTAAAGCATTAGCTGAAGAATTAGCGTTATCATCGTATAACTCTAATGTAAAGACAATTTTTGAGTAATCCATAATATTTTTCACCTCGCTTTCAAAATAATTATACCAGAAAGGAAATAATCAAAATGACAAATTTAGTAATTATGAAAGACCAACAAGCGGTAACAAGTAGTTTACAAGTTGCAGAAACATTTAATAAAAACCATCGTGATGTTTTAGCAGCAATTGATGATTTAAAAGAGGGGGTTGCGGAAAATTACGCAGACCTATTTTACGAAGATACCTATATTCATCCACAAAACAAACAATCATATCGCCAAGTAATTATGAATCGCGACGGCTTCACTTTGTTAGCAATGGGGTTCACTGGTCAAAAAGCTTTGCAATTTAAATTGAAATATATTGAAGCTTTTAATCAAATGGAAAAAGAAATTCAACAGCCTAAACTTCCAACCTCGCAAAGACAATTGGCGATGCTTGCTTTATCAGCAAATGAAGAAACAAATGAGCGTGTAGATGTAATCGAAAAAGAAGTAGCCGACTTAAAAGACAATCAAAAAATCGGTGCAGATGATTATGGCTACTTATCACGTCGAGTTCATCAACGAGTAGCAGAAGTTGCAAGAGGATTTGGAAAAATCACAAAGGAACAGCGTGGCAAGCTTTACAAAGATATTAATTCAGGTATTAAGCAAATCACAGGTGTGGGTACCCGATCACAATTAAGAGAAAAACATTATCCAATGGTAATTGAGTATATCAATGACTGGGAGCCGTCTACAGCCACAAAAACAGTTGTAAGACAAATGAGTTTTGACTTAAACGACATTGCGTAAGGAGAATATTATGGCTTATACAACTGAACAAGAAAGTTGGATACTCAACCAAATCAAAAAAGAGCGTAAACAGCTACAAGATGATAGAGCAGCGCTTAGACAATCAGAACAACTGACCGAAGGAAAAGCATATCAAATTGAAAAAGAACTCGAATTTTTAAGATATTTAGAAATTCAAAATAGAATCCATGTATAAGGAGAAATGAAATGAGAAAAATTTATAACCTAAGAAGAATCGCAGTGATACTAATCGTATTCGGATTAGGACTGCTAGTAGGCGGAGATTTTAATCCGATTATCCAAAATGTATATATCGGCTTATTCATCATTTGGACACTGTTTTATGATCTGGCACTTGAAGATAGAGAGGTAAATAAATGACAAGGAAAGAAAAATTACAGCAAACGAAAAAACTTGCTGATTTATGGTACCAGCAACAAAAAAATAAAATATACATTGCACAACAAAAAGAGCGCAGAGGTGTTGTATGACGACAAAAAAGCGACTTAAGCCGGCAAGCAATAAGTCGCATACAAAAATATACTAAGAAAATTATATCACAGAAACGAGGTCTTGTGAATGAATCGTAGTGAAGCAGATGCATTAGATCGATTTTTAACAGAGCCGCCTAAAAAGCAAAACAAGGAACAATATGAAAGCGATGAAATTGATAGTACTGACTTTTTCGGAAATGAAATTGCAGATGAAGATGGAGTATTTCAGATGTGGTTTAAAATCTTTAAATATGATAAAAAAGCACAGCTAAAGTGTCATGAATTAACAGCTATTGTCACTCAAAATAGCATTGTAGATGTAATAGAAGAATTTGACCAACAGTATTTAGAAAAGATTGATTACATCGGTTTAGGCAAAGTATACAAGGAGGCGCTATTAAATGACTGAGAAAAAGATTATTACGGATTTTCAAAAAATGACTGAAATAGATGTATCAAAACGTATACAACAAAAAGGAAAGTTCAATTATCTACCGTGGTCTGATGCTCACGAACTTATGAAGAAGCATGATCCAAACGCCATTATTTCTATTCGTGAGTTTGAACATTGGATGGTAGTCAAGGGAGAGAGAAAAGAGTTTTTAGTATCAAAAGAATTACCATATCAGACAACAAATGGGGGTTCATATGTAGAAGTATCTGTTCTTTTTAAAGAAGTCGAAGAAACAGAAATATACCCTATTTTAGATTTTAAAAATAACGATGTAACATCGCCGACAATGACGCAGGTAAATAAAGCATTGAAACGTGCATTTGTTAAGGCGTTAGCAAAACATGGGTTAGGATTATATATCTATAGAGGTGAAGATTTACCAGAGCCTCCAACAATTGAAGTGAAAGACCTGGAAAAAACAGAAGCAGCATTATCAGCATTGAGCGAAATCGTTGGTTTTGATGCAACAGAAGAAATGATTAAGCGTTTAAATTTATGGATTGAAGAGAGCTATCCACAATTAGATAAAATAACAAAACTAGAACAAATGAACAAACAACATTATGGAATGATTGGCCGTCTAATCGCTCAAGCTACGAACCAAGCAGAAAAGGCAAAAAAAGAAAAGAAGTGATTGAATGATTGGAAAAATCATAAACCACAAAGGGAATAAATTGGCCATCGAATTTGATGATGAAATAAATTCAAATTTTCTCGAACTTCTGGCTAATAACGATGATAATTTAGCGAAAGTTGAATTCTTAGATAATCGACAGATGTCTCAAAAACAGAATGCACTTTCTCACGTTCTAATAGCCGATGTGGCACGTTGGAGCTATGACGAACCTAAATGGATTGAAAGTGTCTTGAAATACTACTACGAGGCTAAGAGTGGTTTTTATTTTGAACATAGTAGAGCTACCAAGAATGAAGCGACTGAGTGGATCGGTTTCTTGATTGAGTTCATTTTGAAAAACGATATACCATTGGAAAAAAGATACCAATACTTGCTTGAAAATAACAAATGGTTTTATTACTGCCTGAAATATCGTAAGTGCTGTATTTGCGGTAAGCATGCTGATGTTTGTCACATTGAGGTTGTTGGTATGGGGCGTAATCGTAAAAAAATCAATCATGAGACATTCACATTTTATGCAGGATGTCGTCAGCACCATCAAGAGGAGCACCAAATGGGCACTAAGAACTTCTTGAATAAGTATCAAATTAAACCAGTGAAATTAAACATCGAAGAACGTAAGAAACTGAACATAGGAGGATGATTTAAATGCCAAACTGGGCAGAGGGAACACTTAAAATTAGAGGAAAAAAAGAGAATGTAATCAGATTTTTGAAAGAGGGGATAATTGCTTCACCTAATTTTAAAATGACTGAAGATGGACCAGTCGCAGTCTCGCAAAAGGTTGAAATTTCTGAAGATGATTATTCAACCACATTGTACAGTGAGAACGAATTCTACATCAATAATACCAGACGTGCTTTCATAGATAGAAAAGAGATAGAAGTATGGCACGAAGAATGTGATGAAGCGTTAGCAGAGATATTAGATTTTAAACAGGCTTGGGGTGTTATCGAAGAAGATTTTGAAGGTATTTCAAAAAAATATAATATCGATATTAAAATTTTTGTTTTTGAACAGGGGATGGAGTTCACACAAGAAGTTGAAATTATAGAAGGGGAAACAACTAAAAATATTGTGAAAAAATACGATGACTATTTTTGGGAAGTGCCGTTTTCAACTATAGGAGGTTAGATAATTGGCTGAAAGAAGAATGTTTGCAAAGACCATCATTGATAGCGATGCATTTTTAGACATGCCGCTGTCAACTCAATCTCTTTATTTTCATTTGTCAATGCGAGCGGATGATGATGGATTTATTAATAATCCTAAGAAAATCCAACGAATGGTTGGATGTGGAGATGATGATCTAAAGCTATTAATGGCCAAAAGATTCATTTTAGTTTTTGATAGCGGAGTTATTGTTATCAAGCATTGGAAAATTCATAACTATATTCGAAATGATCGATACAAACCAACTCTATATCAAGAAGAAAAGGCTGAATTAGCTGAGAAAAATAGTAAGGCATATACCTTTAAAACCGAGGTTATAGAGAGTGAAAACCATCTTGGTATACCAGATGACAACCGTATGGGATACCAAATGGATACACAGGTTAGGTTAGGTAAGGATAGGTTAGTTAAGGATAAAAAAAAGAATAGTGTTGAGCCGAGCTCAACTATGCATGAATTATTCGAAAAAGTTTGGAAAACTTATCCAAAGAAAACCAACAAGAAAAAAGCTAGAGAACAATTTTTAAAGAAGTTCAAGACGGAAGAAGATTTAGAGTCGTTTAAAAAAGGATATAAAGACTATCTTGCGTATATTAAATTAAATGATTGGTACCATCCACAAGAATTATTTCGTTGGATCCGTGATGATCGTTATAACGATGAATATGATTTATCTCAAACAAATAAACAGCCTGCGTATTCTAAGGCGCCAGTGAGACAAGAGCAGTTACCAAATTGGAATGGGATGCAAGAAGACGTGCCTCTTTCTGACAAAGAACAAGCGAAGTTAGAACGGCAAATGCAAGAACTATTAGGAGGATGAAAACATGGATGAATTAGTTAAACTAGTGGAAGAATGGGCAAGAGAAAAAAATTTAGATATCGCAGAGCCTGAGAAACAAATGCTAAAAGTGGTTGAAGAAGTCGGAGAAGTCGCAGCAGCATTAGCAAGAAATAATAAAAATGATTTAAGGGATGGTATCGGTGATGTTGTTGTGACACTAGTTATTCTCGCTATTCAAAATGATATGGATTTATACGAATGTCTGAACCAAGCGTATAACGAGATTAAAGATCGTAAGGGAAAAAATGTCAATGGTGTGTTCGTTAAGGAGAGTGATTTGAATGATAAATAATGTGGTATTAGTCGGAAGATTGACAAAAGATCTTGATTTACGCTACACCGCAAGTGGTTCTGCAGTTGGAAGCTTTACTCTTGCTGTGAACCGTAACTTTACAAACCAAAACGGCGAACGAGAAGCAGATTTTATCAACTGTGTAATTTGGCGTAAGCCTGCTGAAACAATGGCTAATTATGCTCGCAAAGGAACATTATTAGGAGTTGTTGGAAGAATTCAAACTCGTAATTATGACAACCAACAAGGCCAACGTGTCTATGTGACTGAAGTTATTTGCGAGAGTTTCCAATTATTAGAGTCAAAAAGCACCAATGAGAATAGAAATAGCATTCAGACGTCACAGGATGACGGTACAAGCGTTCAAAATGATTTCGAGGGTAAATATACCACAAATCAAAACAAAGGCTTAAATCAGCAAAATAACAGCAAACAAATGTCGTTTGGCGGAGATGTAGATCCGTTTGCAGGTGCAGGTAATTCAATCGACATTAGCGCCGATGATCTGCCGTTCTAGGAGGTTAAAGTATGAACAGTGTAATTTTTGAAGATATAGCACGTATTCAAGCTGAAAAAAAGCAAAAGCGAAAAGAAATGCTTAAGTTAATGAATGAAAACCCAGATTGGTATAAACATCCAAAAAGCATGGTCTATCGTCAAATTAAATTGCTTGGTAAGGATATTGGTGAGCAAACAATGGATAAATCTAAACCAATCAACTCAATTGATAAAGACAAGTTCACCATTCAAGAATATTTGTATTTGCAGTGGATTGGTTATTCAGCGAATGCAATCATAGAAGCGTTAGGAATGCCTAGAAACAAATTTTGGGAATATAAAGCTGAACATTTAAATTAGGTTTATGAAGTGAAAGCGAGTGTTCATGTTGCTGGAGATTTATTACACGCCAACATCCGCTATTATTGCGGATGCATTGGCTAGAAAATATGAGATCGTTTCTTTAGACAAAGCTAGAAATATTGCGAAGAAATTTAAGGCTAGTTTAAAGCAGAAAACGGACCTTTATGTGATTGAGGGAATTTTGATTGATGCTGGTTATAAAAACGAACCAGTGAATTTATAAGAAAGGAGCGGAGATTTGCGGCCGCGTTAAAAAGCTTTTTCTCCTTTGAAATTATGAAAAGAATACTTGATGCTTGCTGTGGTAGCAGAATGTTTTGGTTTGATAAGCAAAACGAACAAGTTTTGTTTATGGACAACAGAGAACATTACGAAAAATTAGACAGTGGGCATGTTATCGATGTTAATCCTAATCTAGTTGCAGATTTTAGAAAGATGCCTTTTGAAGATAACTCGTTTTATCATGTTGTATTTGATCCTCCGCATTTATTGAGGTGTGGTAATAACAGCTGGTTGGCTAAAAAATATGGCAAGCTAAACGAGAAAACTTGGAAAGAAGATATACAAAAAGGTTTTCATGAGTGTATGAGGGTTTTGAAGCCCAATGGGACGTTAGTTTTTAAATGGAACGAGGAACAAATCAAGTTATCTGAAATATTAAGCACAATTGATTGTGAGCCATTGTACGGCAATAAAAGAGCAAAAACACATTGGTTAGTATTTATGAAAGCGGGTGAATAAGATGAATGAGCAAATAAATTTGCTTGAGTTAGATAATGATAAACTTTGGCAATTTTATGGGCATTATTGTAATGACGATTGGTCCGCTAAGACAGAGACCGTGAATGGTGATGCTGATATAGTGCTAGGTTTTAGAGTTAAACTATCGAAAAATGAGCTGAGAAAAATATGCAGAGATGCCATTGAAATAAGCAGAATTAAGTATGGATATTCTGTCAGGTTTTTAACAAATAATGTAAAGAAAGAGCTGTTCGTTCGTTTTGACAACTACACGACTAGTAAAAAAAGAGATGTCTTTGAACATATAAATTTATATTTTTAAGCGGAAAGAGAGTGAAGAAGATGATTCCAAAGTTTAGAGCGTTTATAAAAAAAGAAAATAAAATAAGAAATGTCACAACAATCGATTTCACGCTAAAAATTATTGAATGCTTGAATGGCGTTCTTGAATATGAGTTTGAATATGTTGTTTTGATGCAATCAACAGGGTTGAAAGACAAGAACGGCGTTGAAATTTTTGAGGGTGATGTATTATATTACATTCCTTTCGAATCGCATATAAATGATAGCATCGTTGTATTTGAAAAAGGTTCATTCTGCAAAAAAATGTTAAGAAATGGAAAATTAACATCTGTTAGATTCATTGACAGCGAAGAATATGAAGTTATCGGAAATGTCTACGAGAACCCAGAACTATTGGAGGGAACAGAATGAGTAAAAAGATGAGTACGTTATTCCACGAGTTTATTCATGATAATGACTTAAACGGTAACGATGAAATTATCAGAGAAACAAATGCAGTTGTTGCAGAAGATGACATCGAAGTAGGCACGATGTTAGATGATCGAGTGGGTGAAAAATATTTTTACAAGTGCATGGAATTAGCAGAAAACGTCATCAAATCTTTTGAAGATGAACAACCAGAACTCAACGAAAATCAACATGTTGTGCTTGATTGGTTGAAAGAATCATGCAAATTAAACGGATTACGTGAAGTTATCGAAATTATGGGGTTTTTATCAACTACTGGTGGAAAAATGAAGTATAAGCAAGTAGCTTATGCATATGGTGATTTAAATGATGATGAATTAGCTCAAGTATTACAGTCATTTAGCCAGTGGGTTTGGGAACAGGAGGAAGCGGAATGAGCTACGAAATAACATATGACGAGAACGTCAGCAATAATGTGCAACAAAAAAATATTGTTGTCAATAGTAGGCATTTATACAAAGTTTATCTTGAAAAAGAAGCCTATCGTAAAAATGAGGAGACGGGTGTTGATTACACATTAGACATTAAATGTGATGAAACTGGCGTCAATGTACAAGCGGTGTTACCACACGAGGTCCTTTATGAATTAAATAAAATGATAGGCGACAGTCTGAAATTTTAGGAGGAACAGCGATGAATAAACAAGAATTGATTGAAGAGTTAGAATGCATAGAAGTTTCTACAGACAGCCTTGATTATTTGAGAGGTGCTGACTATGCCAACGAAAGAGCAATTAGCTTAGCAAAACAGCTAGACGAACCGAAAAAAGTCGTTGTTCCGAAGTTCGTGGCAGAATGGATTGAGTTATGCAAAGGATTAGAGTGCACTCTGTATTGCTCAGCAACAAGTAAGCTTAGAGATACGATGCATATAGAAAAAGCTAAAGAAGTATCAGACTGGCTTGATACTTTTGAAAATCATGAGTTGTTTGCTCACGCATGGCTTGACGGCTACGAAGTCGAGAAGGGACCTTTATATCACGTTTTATTACCAGACAAAGGGGCGACTAACACAGGATATACTTTTTTAAATTTAGCGGGAGCAATTGATTTTACGACATGTAAGGAAAAGGTGGATATGTTAACAGAACAAGAAATCAAAGCAATTGATGAACGTTACTGGCCGTTTGCTGTGAAAGTTGATGGTGGTGAATGAAAACTGATTTAACCAGACAAGCTGAGAAATGCTTGTGGAACTATACCAACAAAATGGGAGTATTCGGCTGTTTTGAGGTAACCATTGGCTGGTTTGGCAAGGAAAGAGTCGACTTTATGACTTATTCTACTGACAACACTATTAGATGTTATGAAATAAAAGTAACGTTGGCAGACTTAAAAAGTTCCGCAAAACAAACGTTTTTAGGTGATTATAACTATTTAGTTGTCACTAACGAATTATGGGAAAAGATTCAAGCCAATCCAGATTTAAAATGGAAATATAGTAATCAGGGAATACTAATTTTTTCTGAATTAAGACACAACTTAGGCATTACAAGTGTCAAAAAAGCGAAAAAGCAAAATGTCACATTAGGAACGCGAGCAACAGTTTTAGAAAGTATGGTGCGATCTTTGAATCGAGAAGTTGAGAAATTTTACAAGGTAAATCCTTTTTGGGGATTAAGTGAGGAGGTCAAATAAATGGAACAACTCTTATTAACAAAAACTGGTGAAAACGAAATCGGTATAAATGCTACAGGAATGGATGATAATGAAATTGTCTTCACGTTAGCTGCTGCTTTAATTGGATACAGCAAGGAATTGGGACTAACAGAAGCAATACTAAACGAAAGTATGTCCGTGCTGTGGAAAGATGGTGAATAA